ACCCGCAGTAGTGAAAGTAGTTATTACATCATAGAAACAATTAGTAATAATTGCATTATCTGGGAGATAAACCCCCAAGCCATATGAACCTACTTTAAGTTCACCAGCATCCACAGCCCCAAAATCTGCATGTTCTGTTACAGAAAATTCAACCTTGACCTGCTTCTTTACGAAATAGTTATTTTGTTTAATCATTATTGTATATTTTAAACGTTAACAGTTGGTAAATTAGCAGAACCAAAGTAGCCGTTCAAAGCTGCTTCTAGATTCGCCTTAGTAGTTGTTCCTGTAGTTGGCACAAATATCCAAGTAAGTCCTTTTCTGAAATCAGAAGGGGAGATAGTTTTAATATCTGAAAATCCACTAGCAATTACATATACATCATAAACAGCTGTGCTTGTTAGCAAGTCGTCAATGTCAACGTTATTAATAATAGGATCTAACAGACGGTTAGAACTATTTAATTGAATATTGTAGAATTCATTCCACTTCAGTTTAATCTGACGAGTAGACCATCCACCCTCAGTACCTTCAGCATCATAAGCTCCTACAGTAGATAAGAAACCACCGTCAAGACCTACTTTAATGTAAGTTTTAACTTCAGGAATTCTATCTTCATAAGCTGTTAGCTCGTCTAGGCCAATAAGGATAATACCATTAGCACCACTAGCATTAGTACCAGCAGTTGCAAGATCTACAGCACATACTTGTGTAGTAGCATCTACATCATTATCAGTACCATCACGTAGTGCAGCAAAAGCTGCAGCCATCTGTGAATTGTCTAATCCAGAACCAGTCTCAGCATCAGTAGAGATACCATAATAAGTTCCTGGGAAAGATACACCACCAGTTAAATCTGACATGTGTGCAGAAGAACTACCATCACCAATAGAAGCACCAGTACCTGAGAAAGAACCTTCAAAACGTACAGCTACTGCAAGAATAGGCTTATTACCGCGTCTTCCATTAGTAGTGATAAGGCGAGAGTTTTTATTAATCTCGTTTACCATGTTTTGAATAAAGTGATCCAAAGGATTAGTAGTTCCTAAAGTAGAGTAGTCAGGAGTTGTGTATTTTACTCTTACACTATCTCTAGCGCCAATAGTAAAAGCTTCATCGTGCCTACGTCCTGCGAAGGAAATATTTACAGAATACTCAGTAAGATTAAGGGGTGTTCCAACTGCGTCAGTAGCACCTGCATCTGCACCTATTACCCAAGAAGGTAATACTGGTGCTGTGTAAGCAGCTCCTTTCCAAGTAGTTGTCTCACGTCCAGCAATCCTATGAGATTTTAAATTAGTTACTCCCATCATACCGTTGGACTTAAAGCCCGGATTTGCAGCATCTGGAGTACCCATAGCAATGTAGATTTCTGGTGATTCTACAATAGTATCTCCACTATTGATAGCTGTGTCCATTGTGTTTGTACCACCTAGACCAGCATGGAAAATACCTAGTTGACCACTAGCCAGGTTACAATTACCTGAAGCATCAGTCAATGCAGTAGACCCATCAGCAACTACAGCTTGATTGCCACTTGCTACTAGAATAGTCTCAAGTGAACGTCTTTTGTTAGCCATTTTTGATTTGTTTAGTTAAAAAAAAATTAGTTTTCATTAAAAATTTTAATTTGTTGTGCTAGGTTTACACTTGGATCAAGAATATGCTCTTTAATCAAAGCTACGGCCCTATCACAGATTTGTTGGTGAATTCTTGTTAATTCACAATTAGTTACGGTAGTAGTACCATCTAAAGAATTATAACCTCCTATATAGATGCGCTTAGGCTTTCTTATATAGTGAGGGTATAAACTATGGATAGAATACTCTCCACCTGTGTAAGCAAATAGACTCTGCTCATCCCCAAAGGGGTTAATACTATAATAACCAATACCCCAAGCATAATCTGGTTTTAGATGGTAATCTGACATAACTGTATTGAGATCATCATCTTGTAAAGGCTTTAAGTTTATAAACTTTTCAGGACACCCACTTTTGTAGATACATGCCCTAATATTTGTTAATTGCAAATAGTCTTGCTCTAAGCTAGAAAGATTAAAATAATAATAAGTCCCGTATATATCTAATCCTTCTACAGGTGTTATAGCTGGTTGTATGTCTGTTGGACTTTTAACTAATAGAATGTTTATATCTTCTATTCTTTTAGAAGAAGCTTCAAAACCTTCTTGTTTTGAGTTATATTTAGACAACCTATAATCTACCTCTAAATCTTGTGCTAAATTTAGATAATGGTCTATTTGAGCAGGATGCAAATCATCCATTTGCTCAGAATCTAATCTGTCAACTGCTTGACGAACTGTGAAATGCATCTGCTCTAATTCCATATTATACTACGTATTTAGCTTTTAATTCGCCTTTAACCATCTTAACCTGATCAGCTTTATTAGGATCCATCAAGAAATTAATAGCGTCTTTTTTATTATGACCAATTACAAGGGATTTAGTATTCCATGTATATGTGTCTTTAACATTAGTTATAACCCTGTTATAAATAAGATCCGAAAGTAAGACTGAAGACATAAGGTATTCTCTACCTTCTGCAGTTTTAGTTTTCTCATAAGCTTCGATAAACTTAGTAGCATCATTAACCTTAGATTTGTAATCAGCATTTTCAATCTTACCACTAAGTAGTGAATAAGCTTGAGCTTCTGAAATTTCTCCTCTTTGCCAGTTAAGATCTTTAACTACTGCTTCTTTTAGAGTTTTATTAAAGGATTCGTCTTCTAACATTGCAATTGCTCTGTTACGTAAACGCTTACTAGCCATAGCTAGTTCCTCATCTTCTTCTTGCAGACTTAAATAGTGCGTAGCAAATGGTCTTTCGTGAGAAAGCCAGCTTTTTTTACTAGGCGCTATATACTTATGGTAACCCATACAAGCCCAATAGAAAACCTCATCTTCGGGTATTGCTAGATCTAAAACAGTAAGACCATCATTAAGTCTTTTTTTGTATAACTCCATATACGTTGCAGGTTCTCCTTTCAACTTTTTCAAAGGTGCTTCTGCCGTGTAATAACCTGGAGATCTACCATGTTTAAATTCTAGAAACTCTTGACGAGTAATCTGTTGCTTATCTGATAGGTATTCCCATTGAGTACTTAACTTACTTTTAGCTGAATCAATTGCTCTGTTACGTTCACTTTTAAATTCTCTATATTTGTCATATAAATCATTTAAAGCTTTTTTATCCTTAGCATTATCACCCTTTTCTAGGCGATCTTCTAATTCAGAAATTTTACGTTTGTACTCTTTTTCTTCCGCTTCTTTACGATCCACATAATGCGGATTATCAACTAAATCAAATAGGCCAGTATTTCTCTTGCCCAACTTAGTGTCATATAGAATACCGTAAGTATAACCTGTATGCAATCCGTGTTTTGTTTTAGTTAGTTTTTTATCCGATCTAGGATCTTTTATATCATCAAGTCCTTGTACAGACTTTCTGGGTATTGTATAAATAAATACTTTTGACATTTGTTTGTTTTTTTCGTGTATTTACCACCTTGTAAGGCTGGGTTTTACCCCAGCTTATACAAGAATTAGTTTTTTTATTTTACTGTACGTCATAGATTAGTTCACCAGTTTTAGAGGTGTCAAGTACTACAATACCTCCAGAGGCTTGTACCCAACGCTCATAACCAGCAATTTTCTTAACAGTCATACCACCTTGGATAGGTCCATTAGGTCCTACAGTTCCAGGAACATAACCGTGAGAATAAGAATCTTTAACTTCAAGATACATTACGTTAGAACTCATATCTGTAGAACTTGGTTTTTCAAAGTCTACAAAAGTCATTCTCCAAGAATCCAACGGCATGTTAGGATAATCAGGGTGAGTTCTTTGGCAATAAGCAATATTATCATATTGAGGTACCTTTACAACACGAACAGAAATACCCTCAGGCCCCTTATAGTGTGTAAATTGTGCTCCAAAAGATAGATTCCTATCACCCATATCCTTGATATAATTAGTATCTACAGTCAAGAAAGAATTAGCAGCATCAGCCATAGCTTCATGGAATGCTAAAGATCCTTGAGTTCCTGTAAATAATACTACATCACGGTTACCTTCGTCATTACGTGCAAAGAAAATGTCCATCAAATAATCTTTCAGGAAGCTTTCGCTTAACTGAGAAGAATATACTTGAGTATGACCATCTGCCAATTGCTGGCGTAGTCCAGGACCACTCTTCTTAACATATTTAGCATTAGGCGGAATGTAGTTGTCCTTACGGCCATAAATAGCTGCTAGGTTCCTACTACGCTCTAATTCTTCATACATCTTCATCTCATACTCAGGAATAAATGTAGTCATCTTATTACCCTTAGAATCTTTTACAGGGATAGAGATACGTCCATGCTCGCGCAAAGCTTTATCTGTTACTGTAAATTCTTGACCGAAAGATCCGATCTGAGACTCTAATTGGTAAGAGCTAGAAGTATACATACTACCAAACTCATCGTTAAATTCGTTAGGAGTAGTTGTCCACGCTTTACAGAAAGCAGAACCTACTTCAAGGAATTCAGGCGGATAAAAACGAGATGTGTCATTATCTTGAATTCTTACTTCATATACATAGCCTATAGTCCCAGGCTCAGGACCAGATAGAATTTGTAGGGGGTACTCATTGTGTACGCCTAACAGGACTTCTGGAACTCCTACGAAATCTTCGTCTACTTCAATACGGAAAGAAGATCCACCGATACCTGGAGTAGCATTACCTGCTTCCAAGTTATTTACAATACGGATGAATTTTTCTTGCGCACCTTGAGCAAACCACCTAAACACATCAATGTCAATTTCGCGTGTGTTACCTTGTCCCCTTGTTAAGCCCAATAAAGGCATAGTCTTAAATCTATTCTGGGCCATATAAACCTGCACCAAAATATCGTCAAAAACATGAGGAGATCCAGTATCAAACGCTGTAGATAAATACTGAGAATCTACGAAATTCCCGGTAAAACCATCATAGTGTTTAATTTTAAGTTGTGAACTTACTGCACTCATTTCATTTGTTTAATTAAATAATAAATAATAAATTAGCCTACCCCAAAGTTATTGGACCAGAACTAGCATCTAGTTTGGCGTGTTGGCTTTCCTTTTTTTGCTTACTAAGCTTTCTAGCTTGTAATGCTTTTAAATCTTTACTTAATTTCTTTCCAGCCTGTTGTTTTGCCCTTGGTACTAAAAAATCAATTTTAAAATCTTCTTTAGCTAATTTAGCTAAAATTAATAGTTCCTCCGGGTTAGAAAGAGCTGTTTGAAGCCTTTGCATTAAAGAAGTTGTGATACCATCCTCTGTCTTTACAGGAGTGAATATAGACGCTTCAAGAGCTTTAGCCTCTTTGTCCTCAATTTCTACCCCCAAAACTTCTTTCGTTTTTAGCAAACTGGAAATTTCTTGTTTTGCTTCTTTTAACCTTTTTTCATTTTCTTCTCGTTGCTTTGCTGCTTTTGCATTCAGAGCATCCCTTTCGTCCTTTTGTATACCGACTAGCTCTTGTCTTGCTTCTTCCGCAGACTCTAAAATTTGACCACCATCTGCTATTCTTTTAATTTCTTTAAGGATTTTTTCCTCAGAAAATCTAGTGGTCTTTGTATATAAATTATAAAGTATAGCTTTTGCTACTTCTTCATCTTCTACAGATATTTGTTCAAAGTCAGGTTCTTGATAAGTCTGGATAAATTCATTTACGTCTGTACCTCCATTCTTAAAGTATTCAACCAACTTTTTACCTTCTTCAGGCATTTCATCATAAAGAGAATCGTATAAAGATGCTCTTTCTAATTCTTTAGATTTTTCTATAGCCTCTTGTAAGCCTTCTTCTGTCGCTTTGAATTCAAAGTCTTCTGGAGTATTAATAACTTTCTGTTCTTTTAGATACTCAAAAATACCTTTTACGTATTCTTCATCTTCTGCAGACTCTTCGGAATTAATTATAGTTTCCTGTTCTTCTTCCTCTTCTTCTGCTGAGTTACCATCTTCTTCAGCTTGTTCAGCTTCTAGTTTGGCTTTGGCTTTTTCTTCTTCCGATAACTCAATTTCTTCTTCAGGAGTATCGTCAATAAAAAATTCTAGTTTTTCATCCATTTTTGCAAATTTAATAAATGTTTTTGTTATTTAAGTTTGTTTTTTAAACACTCGGTTTATATATAGGATAAATGTAAATTAACTCATTTTCTACCCTATAGTAATTAAACATTTCTTCTATTATTTTATCTTTCTGTATCTTATTACTTATAATTATTTCTTCACCATTTTTTAAATTCTTAACTGTTATAGGTAGTTTTGCTTTTAAAATACGCTTACTTGTCTTAAGTACTGAAGAATAGCTTGCCCTTTCTTTTCGAGTTTTAGTTTTTCGCGTAAGTTGATTTTGTCGTAAAAACTTACTTAGATCCACTAGTTTTATTTTTTTGAGCTATCTCCTTCTTCTTAAGTTCCGCATTTCTTTTAGATTCTTCTTCTTTTTGCTTTAATTCTTTTTCTTTTATATCTAATTCTCTATTTGATTTAGTTACTTCGTGTTTAAGTCTTTCAATCTCTAAAACATCTGGAACATTATTATTATTAATATCTTGGTCTTTAGCAAACCCTAGAGCTCTAATTTTCTCAACAGTTATATCTGTTTGATCCTTCATATGCTGAAGTTCTTTCTCATGCTGCATCCTCATCTGCTCTTTCTGAATCTCAGTTTCTTGAGCCATCCTAGTTTGCTCCATAGCATTTTGCTGTTCTTGCTGCTGCTGCATTTCTACTACTTGCTCAAACTTTTCTATATCTCTGATTAGTTCTTGAGTAGAATTCTTCTGCTGAAGCATCTTAATAATCTGAGAAAACTTAGCTTTTCCATGCTGTAGAAGTGGCTGATATAACATCTTAATTTGATTAAAGATTTCAGCATCTTCAGGTGAGTTAGTTAAGAATATCTGAAAATCAGCATTCTCAAACTCATCTTCTCTTACAATTAAAGTTCTTACATTAGATAAAGAATTTCTAGACATCAAAGTATGATACCCAGGCTTCTTTAAACTAGCTTCTATATTAACAGCTTTTTCTAATACTCTCTCCCACAACTTATTGTGTGCAAAAAATAATATTTCAGTAATATTACTAGACTGAATAATAGATTGCTGCGCATTAGTGGCTGTTTCGTATTGCCCTACTTGCCCTTCTCTGGATCTAGAAATACCAGCAACATCACCAATTTGATTATCTAAGTATTCTAACAGTGCTATATAATTACTAATTTGTTGAGTTTGGCTTCTATCTATAGCTTCTGCTGCTCTACCTCTGCTAGATAGTCCGGTAGTATCATTACCCTCATCGTTAGCTAAACTATTATAAGGCATCATATTTAGCTCATTCATATAGTACAAAGTTTTCTCTGTACCAAACTCACTATCTATTTGAGTAGTATCAAACATAATTAATTTACCCTTATCTGCGGCAATTAACTTCTTAAGGTTGTGTATTACAATTAAATACAAATACTGGAAAGATCTCATACGATCCATAATAGAACTTTGACCCGTATTCATATTATCGTAAATAAGGCCATGATATCTAAGTGTTTTATTGTGCACGTTATGAAGTGTTGTTGTTTGATTAGGTATAGGTTGCATATCTACATAAATATCATCTATCTTTGTACCTTCCCAAATCTCTTCTACCCATAACCACTCAATATCTATCATCATAGGATCTTTCTTATCAAATTTAAAGGTCTCATCTACTATAGTAGAATCTGGTTGCTCTTCTTCATTATAATAAGTTAAGATACCTATCTTAGTCATACTACGCCATTCTACATGCATAACATCTACTAGATTTTCATAAGAATACCCGTAAGATCCTCTATGCCTATCTGCAGTATCTCCAGCAATTAATTGTTTTCTTAAATCATAATCAGTATTATCAAACTGGTATTTCATCTTATTAGACAACCCGGAGCCAGTACTTGTTTGAGTATATTTACCCTCAAGATACTCTATGTCCTTTTCATCTAAATTGTAAGTATCTAATACTTCTCCTAAAGAAGCTTTATACTTAATACCCGCATAATCTCCATCCTGAATATATTTTGTTTCTGGAGATTTATGATAAAATACAAACATCGGATTTAAAATATCTATAGCTAATCTGCCATTGCGTTCTCCTACCCAAACATGTTCTTCTCCTGAAAGTAAAGCATGTTTAAAAGAGTCTGCTTTGAGCTCTTGTGTTTTATACCTAACAGATATATCTTCAAGAATTGAGTTAGCTTTAATTTCTCTAGGCTCAAGATACTCATTGCTAATATGTTCCGCAATTTGCTCTGGGCCCATTACGTCAGAATACTTTTGCTCAATTTCATCAGCAGCTGCCTGCATTTCTTCATCAGCTAAATCAGAGCTATTTAACTGCTCAATCTCCATCTTTTTATTTATTTGAGCAACTATAAACTCCTGCATGAGTTTTTCTTTTTCATTTTCTACAGCTATTGCTCTTTCTGGAGATATTAAATAGTTTCTGTAGTTAGTTGGCCTCTTAAGCATTTCACCTATAAGAGTATTAATTTTATTGTGTGCTTTGTTATAAGAGTGCAACAAGTCTTTTCGCTGTCCTATATTTATACCTAAAGGGTTGAATACATTTTCTATGTCGGCTTGATTTACGTTATTTCCGTATAAGTCGTAAGACCTCTCCATCATAGTAATTCTATCTCTAACCCCCATATAGGAATCTGCTTGAGTTTCTAAAGAATCTATTGTTTCTTTAGCCCACTCGTAGTCATTAGCTATTTTTTGTTTATAGCTAAGGCGTTGTTTTACGTACCGCATAAGGGAATAAATTTCTATTTTTAGTTAAAAAATCTAGTTTAGATTTACCCGAAGATGCTTTATACTTTAAGGCTTCGTCTATTCTAGTTATATCGTCATTTAAAGCTACCATAAGTTGAAAGAATGCTGAAACCCTATCAAAGTTTCCATCTCTATTATAACGTACTAGTTCTTCTAAAAGTCCTAGGTCAGGTATCATATCTAAATTTCTTATTTTTGTTCCATCCGGCTTAGCCCCTCTTTCTACTAGAAGCCAGTCGAATGTGTAAAGTTCTCCTTGTTGTTTTTTCGCAACACTACCCATAGAAGAACCTTTTAGTCTTGAAGTTCTATATCTTTTATCTATAGACTTAGTATTTACAGTCCCAGGCTCATCAGCTAGTAGATATAACTTCCTGCGCTTAGTAAAGTATTCTAATACAGAACCCCTATCGTTTTCAAACATAATAGGGGCATTTCCATAATACATGGATAGTTTTTCTAAAATAACATTTACTTTCTGCATAGAGTTTGCTCCGTAAGGCCTCCCTACATAAGCAGCTACTATTTGATCATAGCCAAGGTGTGGGTATCTTGAGGTTTTTAAAACATATGTTGCAGATAATGATTCGGCCTCATCTGAATCTACTGCGAAAGGGTCATGCCCTATAATATATAGACCTTTTGGTATTACACCGTCCTCATCTTTTTTAGGATCTTCATATATAATTATAGAACCTGTGCGATCTTCTCCAGCTCTTAAAGGATAAACCTGTAATGCTTCTTGTGTTAAGTCTGGGGCAAATTCTACCCCACTATCTGTAAAAATAAGATTTCCTGTGTTTCCGGAAATTTTATAATAGTCATCTGATTTTAATTGTCCTATTCGGTGATTTAGCTCTGCTGTAGGGAAAATATTTGAGTCCGCTATAATAAAAGCTTCTCCTGGAGTTTTACATCTTTGTGTAACTTCATCCATGTAAGTTTTCCTGTTTTTATTTAGTTTTCTAGCTCTTTCTTTATCTACGTCAGCTTCAGCGGCCCATCTAATAGGGTTACCATTATCGTCCACCATTTTGTCGCAAATTACTTCTTTATTTAAGACAAGTTTACCTGGCCTAAACCACATCTCGTCTATAAAGTATCCGCACTTTCCTACAACATTATCATCATAGATATTTTCGTAAGATGCTAACCCGTAATCTTCAGGGTTGTAAAACATTTGAGCAAAATCTTGTGTATGCTTATTCATGTCACCACCAGTACCATAAATTAGTGGTATTCCGATCATCCTATTACCTTCGCGAAATAGAGGTTCAGATATATTATAAGCTTTAATAAGGTTATCAAATAACCCTGCTTCCTCAAATATCATTCGTGTACAAGACTTTCCGGCAGATTTAAATCCTGAATCCTTAAAAGTCATAAGCTTTATAACTGCTCTAGATCCTTTCTTAATTTCATATCCGCCTATCTTCTCAACCCAACCAGCTTCTACTTCATCCCTCTTATTAACTAGCCTAGGCTGTCTAAATTCCGTATGTTCATCAAGGAAGTTAAGCATAGTCTGAGTCATCTTAAAAGTAGCCTCTGCATACTCTTTACCGAAAGATGCTATAATACAGTATGATTTTTTAAAGAAAGAGTATTTCCACGCCACACCCGCAGCATTCTTAAATGACCAACCCTTTCTACGTGCTTTAGTAGCTATCATACCTCTTTTCATAGAAGAGTCATAGCCAAATTTTGTAGGGTTTTCATTCTTTTCTAGCTCCAGGAACCAGTAGTAATCCATAGATGTAAAGTCTGGAAAATCTAACTGTTTGGTTTCTTCTCCACTCTCTAGTTTCTTATACTTATCAATTAGGGTATAGTTTAAATAAAAATAGTGCTCCCCGGAAATTCTAACTCCACAAGGCTCACCATCCACTATAGGTTCATACCCATTTAAACATCTATTGCGTTCTTCTTTCCAGAATTGGTAATATTCTGTAGTATTAGGAAGTGCAGTAGTGTAAAAACCCTCTTTATACTTTTGTTCATTCTCTTTAAAAGCCCTAGCTGCAGGAGAGAATACTTTACTGTTAGTAAAAAATAGCCAATCCCATTTCAAGTTAGACACTGGGTTATATGTACCTAATCTACTTATACTAACGCCCTCAGGTACTATAGGATCCGAATATGGTATTGCTACTTTACTATTCATTATTTAAAGTCTTCCTCAAATATATTAGGGGTTATATTCTTTTTAATATTCTTCTTAGCAGATAACTCTTTATCTATTCTTTCCTTCAGAGCTGCATAAGATGTTAATATATCAGAACCTTCAGTAATAGCTCTTAAGATTGAGTTAATATTTTTATCTGTAGGTTCACTATCTCTTAAGTATTTACCTAACTTATCAATCTGAATCTCTACACCCTCAAGATACCGCATGGAAGCCGTCTTATATAAACTTTTATAAGCTGCTATAGCTTTAATTACTACACTATCTATAGCCCAGCCTTTTACATATAACTTCTGAACTAAAGGCCCTCTTTCATGCTCTGGTTTATTAGCATATGGGCTTTTGGGATCTACAAGATGATAAATATATAATAGTTTAAGTTCTACTATTTTTTTATCTTTAGAGCTTTCCCAAACAGCTCGGAATTCTGGAACTGTTAAATCCTCTATGATTATTTGCGGCTTGCCATTTACGATATCAAAAAGCATTATTTATTATTTTTCTTTTGTAATTTAGCTTCTAATTTTAGTCTGCGAACTTCTGCTTGCCAGATAAGGTGCTCTTCAAAGGTCATAGTATAACCCTTTTTATAAAGCTTATAGGCTTTGTTTAAAGCTTTTCTGCGTCTGCGGTAGCTTTCTTGTGACTCTTCAGGAAGTCTTGATACGCTTGTATTGATTGCCATTTAGATTGAATTATACTTGTTGGTATGTAAAAATAATTTTCATGTGCTGTTGCTTCAGGCGCGAAATTAAAACGCTTTGTATATGATAGTATTTGGAATACTGGAACTGATTGCATAATTTCTACAACATCACCCTTTTCCATGTCAAAGGAGCAGTGCGGCCCAGGTTTAATAACTACAGCCCTAGGTATAATTTTTTCTTCGTCCTCTTTTTCGACAGTTTGTGTTTTTAGCTCAGAGGCTGTAGGCACTAGTTTAGTATCGGGAATAAATAAATTTGATTTAGTAGAAGTCCTGCCCCTAACTAAAAAACGTACGAGTACTCTGTCTCCGTAGTACTCCATATCCTCAATAAATGAAGGAACATCTAGAAGCTCTTTATACTGTTGTTCTTCTGATAATTCCTGGTTAAATGTTTTTTTACTCATCTTGTTTTTGTTTGAAAACCTATGTTTTTATGTTTTTCTTCTGCATTGCTTACTATTTTCGTAATTTCATCATAACTACCTTTTACTACGTTCCAGCTATTATGCCTATCAAAGTACACTAGGCATCTATCAGTAACTACTTTACCTCTAGCCCCAACCACTTCTCTTACATCTGTTATATCAGCAGTATCACATGTCCACCGAATAACTGCATCTTTTTTTGTACAATACTCTACGACATTACCTTCCACTTCTTTTTCTTGGTAAATATCTTTGTAAATCTGGAATTCTAGCTTTTCCATTCAATTCTATAATTTTGTTACGAAGTTTCCATAGTTTAGATACCTTATTAGTTACCTGTTTTTTTGTTATTTCCCCTTTTCTATATGCTTGGATCCAGTATCTAATTGTCTGGTTAAGTATAGAGGGAAAAGTTTCAAAAGTACCTAGATTCCTTAAAAAAATAGAAGGGTATTCTGCCCTAATAACTATTTTCCTTAGTTGTCTAAACTGATAAGCTACTATATTTTTAACCTGCTCATCAGATAAGTTATAATCTTTTTTCAACTTATCAAAAATCTCCGAGACGTTCTCTGGTATAAAGGAATCTGATTCTGGAGGTTTCTTCATTTGATATTAATAATCTATATGGTCCAAAGTAATTTATATTTTTTGTTTCCTTTACTAGTTCTTTATATGTTTCCTTATCTACTTCTAACGCATAAGCTATAGTTGAGGTACCGATTAACTCTTCTTTTTCTAAGTCTTCTATAAACGTACTTAATGGTCCCATTATTCTATGTCAAATTCTATTGTTAATTTAAAATTTTTATTACTTTCTTCTATAATAGTATCAAAGTATGGTAGTATATAACGCACACCATCATCATCCTGCTTTAGAACTCCTTTCTTTTCTAGAGATCCTAGCAGCTGAGATAGATTCTGATCTGATATAATCCAGTTCTCGCGCTTTTCCATAGTCTTTTTTACTTCTCGCTTAGCTTGTGTATTAAATCTAAAATACTTATATTGTTTGCCTAATAATAAAAATTCCACAAATAGTAATATCTCTTTTTCAGTTAATTTATATTTTTTAGGCTGTATAGTATTCCACAAACTAAAGAATTTGTATAAGAAATCTCGTCTTGAAATTCCTTCGTACTTTTTTATCATTCTGTCTCACTACTTAAATGATCATACACTATTGCAGTTACTTTCTCATCTATATAATTAAATAAGTATGTAAAATGCTCATTACTTCCGCCATCTATAATTTCTACAGCGTAAAAGCCGAAGATGTAGAATATAAGGTGTAGTACCTCGTGATCTATTGTACCTTCTAGGCTATGTTCATATTCTTTTATATCGTCAAGATTGAAGTATATAAATAAGGACAAGTCTTCCTTATTTTCCATAAAGCCAGTTAGGGCCAGACAGCCCTCTTCTTTAAGATTTCTTTGACTTGGAGATAGCTCTTGGTCTATGCTATCATCAAAGAAGATATTAATTTCTGCCTTATATACTGGTAATGTAAACTTATCTATCATATTTACTATATTCTTAAATATACTTTTCCCTTTCAGGTTGGTAACCTTTTGGCTCTTTAATTTAGAACTTCCAGGAAGACAGTGCTGTTATTTCTAACTACCCAAGGATAATAAACTCAGCGTTACTTCGCCAGACCATTATTATGTCTTATCTACCCTAATCTTCTTTTATATCTAAATCTGTTTCGCTACTATTGGGGACAACTCCATCACTATATTTAATATCTAGAATTTGACCTTTATCTGATATAGTAAAAGTAACTTTAATATCAGTACGCGTTTTTCTATCAAAGAAAATAGC